GTATTCTACATTATGGATTACAAATTCACTTCAGATGACGCCCGTAAATTAAACAAAGAAATATTTGAAACAATCTACTTTGCGGCAATTAGTGAAAGTTGTTCTTTGTGTAAATCAGGAGAATATGAACCATATACCTATTTTAACGGTTCGCCAATGTCAGAAGGAATTTTCCAATTTGATATGTGGGGATTAAAAGAAGAAAATTTATCAGGAATGTGGAATTGGAGTTCTTTAAAAGAAGAGGTTAAAGATTATGGTGTATGTAACTCTTTATTCACAGCACAAATGCCCGTAGCCAGTTCGGCAAAAATTACCGGTTCATACGAAATGACAGAACCAGCTCATTCAGCTATTTTTAATCGTAGAGTTGTTGGTGGTGAAATTATGATTGTAAACAAATATTTAATCAATGATTTTGAAAAACTTGGTATTTGGTGCGAAGATTTAAAAAATGAAATTATTATGAACGAAGGTTCAATACAAAATATAAATTTCAACAATTATTTAGACCCCGAAGAAAAAAATTATCAAAAAAAGGTAAAACGAGTTGAATTTTTAATTACAAAATATAAAACAATTTGGGAAATATCACAAAAAGAATTAATAGAAATGGCCGCAGAAAGAGCACCATTTATTGATCAGTCACAATCAATGAATATTTATATGTCAAATCCAACCTTATCAAGAATAACGTCTTCACATTTTTATTCTTGGGAAAAAGGTTTAAAAACACTCTGTTATTATGTTAGAACAAAGGCCATTTCAACAGGTGCTAAACATTTAGCTGTTGACATATCTAAAATAGAGAAACCAAGGATAACACCTGAACCACCAAAAGTAGATTTAATTTTAGATAAACCAACAGATTCACCATTTGAATGTTTTGGATGTTCTTCTTAAAAATAATATATGCCTGTATTAAATCATAATATTGAAAATTTTAAATGTTTGGTCAGAGTTTCTCATTTTACAAAAAAACCTGAAGACGTTAATAAGTTTCATAAAGCTTATGCTTTTGCGATACAATCAGTTTCGGGAAAAATATTAACGTTTCACGTAATGACTGATTATGGTATGTTAAGATCAAGAGTTCCGATTTCTGAAATATTCATGAACGAACCAAAAAAAGATATACCCTATCATTTCAAACAACTATGGGATTGTTTTTCCGAAAATGTTTCTGTAACTACTTATGACTTTCTTTATGAAAAAAAATGTCAAGTTATTTTAAAAGATGGTAATAAAATTTGGGCCGCTTATTTAACTACTGTTGACTGGTATAGAAATCCTTATTCTGACGAACCTTCAGATTATAAATGTGGTCATATTTTAATTGCCGATGATGGTTATTTATTATGTCAACCAAACAATAGAATATATTGGAAAGATTCCAATTGGGTTACAAATAAATTTCCAATAGAACCAAAACAAATTATGGTTGATACCGAATTACATTCCGTTGAAACATTGTCAGATAAATGGATTTCTGAGAACACAGATAGTTTTTATTACGAAATAAAAAAAACTTTCTAGTTTATGTATATTTATTTACATAATGGCGAACGGAACTACTTACGGAATAAATTTTCCATTTAGAGATTCAGTATTTGGTGATTATTTTGATCTTTCAGAAACAAACAATGAAGAAGTTAGAAGTAATCTAATTCATTTATTATTGACTAGAAAAGGAACAAGATATTTTTTACCAAATTTTGGGACTAGATTATATGAATATATATTTGAACCTATGGATGGTCCAACATTTTCTGAAATACAGGGAGAAATAAGGGAATCTGTACAAGAATTTATACCAAATTTAACGATAACAAACATTTCTGTCACTGACGCTTCGTCAGGGGAAGAAAATAAGGGGAGTTTTATTACAGAAGATGACACCAAGGTATTTAGAGTATCAAACATTTCTCAATTGGAACATACCGCAAAAATTAGAATAGACTATACAATTTCAGATGATGTATTTGATCAAAGTGATTTTGTAATAATTAATATATAATCATGGCAAATAAAAAAATATCATATACAACAAGAGATTTTCAACAGGTTAGGACTGAGTTAATTAATTTTACAAAGACTTATTATCCTGATATAATACAAAATTTTAATGATGCGTCAATATTTTCCGCATTAATTGATTTAAACGCTGCGGTAACCGATAATTTACAATTCAATATTGATAGAAGTATTCAAGAAACTGTTTTACAATATGCACAACAAAGATCTTCAATATACAATATAGCGAGAACTTATGGTCTTAAAATACCCGGACAAAGACCATCTGTGGCTTTATGTGATTTTTCAATAGTGGTTCCTGTTTTTGGTGATAAAGAAGATTTAAGATATTGTGGTATATTGAGGAGAGGTTCCCAAGTAAATGGCGGAGGACAAATATTTGAAACTGTTAATGATATTGACTTTGCTTCACCAACAAATTCGGAAGGTTTCCCAAATCGGGTTAAAATACCTAATTTTGATACAAACGACAAATTATTAAGTTACACTATTATTAAAAGGGAAACTGTAGTTAATGGAACTACTAAAGTATTTAAAAAAGTTATAACCGCTAACGATGTAAGACCTTTTTATGAGTTATTTTTACCCGAAAAAAATGTATTAGGGGTTACTAGTGTTATATTAAAAGATGGAACGCAATATGCAAATGTTCCAACAGTACAAGAATTTTTAGGTTTAGAAAATCGTTGGTATGAAGTTAAAGCTTTGAGGATCCTACCAAACCATCAGACACACCATCAATAAAAGTTGGAAAATATGTATTAGTTACTAATAAATTTATTACAGAGTTTACACCCGAAGGATTTTTAAAAATGACTTTTGGTGGGGGTAACCAATCTTCAGAAGAACAATTAAGAGAGTTTGCTAAAAATGGATTTAAACTTGACCTATACAAGTATTCAAATAATTTAGCTTTAGGAAGTAGTCTTAAAGCAAACTCAACACTTTTTATACAATATCGAACAGGAGGTGGTATAAGTAGTAATGTTGGAGTTGGTGTAATAAATCAACTAGGTACAATATTTTTCTTTGTAAATGGTCCTTCAACTGCCACAAATACTACAGTAATTAATTCTTTAAGATGTAATAATGTAACCGCGGCTATAGGTGGGGCAAACTTTCCTACAATTGAAGAAGTTAGAAACTTAGTAGCATTTAATTTCGCGGCACAAAATAGAGCGGTTACAGTCAACGATTATAATTCATTAATTAGGACAATGCCATCTCAATTTGGGGCTCCGGCAAAAGTAACAATTACCGAAGAAAATAATAAAATAAAAATAAAAATGTTATCTTATGATGAAAACGGCGATTTAACAGAGGTTGTTTCTAATACTTTAAAAAGTAATGTTGCAAATTATTTATCGAATTATAGAATGATAAATGACTATATTTCTATAGAAAATGGAAGTGTTATTGATTTAGGTTTTATAATTGACGTAGTTTTAGATTCAACACAAAATCAAGGATCGGTTATTTCACAAATAATTAATATAGTTTCAGATTATTTTGATCCATTAAATTTACAAATGGGAGAAAATGTGAATATATCAGAAATAAGAAGGTTAATACAGAGTGAAAATGGTGTAATATCTTTGTCAAATATTTCAGTTTTTAATAAAATAGGTGGACAGTACTCATCATCACAAACATCACAAAGATATTCTAATTCTGAAACAAAAGAAATTGAATTAATTGATGATACAATTTTTTCAGAACCAAGTCAAATATATCAAATAAGATTTCCAAATAAAGACATAAACGTAAGAGTTAAAAATCTTAAAACGGTTAATTTTTCATAGTATTTAATGAATAAAAAAACAGAATCTTCAGTTAAGGTAGAAAAATTAATTGAGAAAATTATTAATGCTAACAACGAATATGAATATTTTGAACCGGTTGGACGGGGCCGCAATCGTTTGGTTAAAGTTAAATTGAAATTTGATAAAAAAACCAATATTGATGAAATTGATGATGAATTTATTGAAATAAATAATAAAATTTTTGGTTTATCAAACAGAATACCATATGGAACTAAATACTATGGTACAATTTATTTAAAAATAGTAGAAATAAAATATGTCGATGAAAATGGAAAATTTGTACATTTAAGTCTAAACGACTCTCTTTTTGATAGAGATTCGGATTTACGTGATATATCAGTTGATATAATAGATGTTTTAGAGAAATGGTTAGATAGAGATGTATTTTATTTTGATATTGATTTCTCACAATAATCTATTAAATATAAATTATGAATTCTTATAGGATAAAAACAAATGTAGGTATAGATAAATCTATTAAAGTACAAATAGATCAAGATTTTGAATTTTTAGAAATTTTATCCCTTAAATTATTACAAAGTCAAGTATATACCAGACAATGTTCAGATTATGGCGTTGTAGTTGGTAGAGTATCAATAAATAATGGTTTTGGATTACCTAATTGTAAAGTTTCAATTTTTGTACCACTAACTAATGAGGATGAATTAAATCCATTAATATCGGATCTATATCCTTATAAAAGATTGGACGATATAAATGAAGATGGTTATAGATATAATCTTTTACCCTATGAAAAATCATATAGTTCTCATAGTCCTACAGGCACTTTTTTTAGTAGAGAAGATATTTTATTGGATCAAACATTAATTGAGGTATATGAAAAATACTATAAATTAAATGCTGTTACTAATGAAAGTGGTGATTTTATGATTTTTGGAGTTCCTTTAGGACCTCAAACTATTCATTTAGATTTAGATTTATCCGATATTGGTGAATTTTCTTTAACTCCGCAAGATTTGATAAGGACAGGATTGGCTACGGAAATTCAAGTTTCAGGGACAAAATTTAAAACATCAAGTAACTTAAACTCACTACCACAAATTGTAACTATTAATAAAATAGTTGAAGTAGATCCTTTTTGGGGTGAAGAAGATATTTGTAATTTGGGTATTACAAGGGTTGATTTTGATCTATCTTCAGAATTGAATATTACAATCGAACCTACAGCAACATTTATGGGTTCATTGATTACCTCAAATGATGATTATTTTCTCAAAAAAAATTGTAAACCAAGAAATAAACTTGGAGATTTGTGTCAATTAAATGTTGGTCCTGGTGAAATATTGGCGATCAGACAAACAATTAATTTAGATAGTGAAGGTAGACCAATATTAGAACAATATGTTTTGGATGAATCAGGTCAAGTTATTGATGAAAATGGCACTTGGGTTGTTGACCTTCCTATGAATTTGGACTATGTGGTTACGAATGAATTTGGAGAAAGAGTACTATCTAATGATCCAAAAGTAGGAGTCCCAACAAGGGCAAAATATAGATTTAAAATAAAGTATAATCAATCACCATCATTGAGTGAATCAACAAAAAGAGGTTATTTTTTAGTTCCAAATGTTAAAGAGTGGGGATGGGTGGATACAGACGACGACCCTTTTAATGATGGCGGAGCAAACGAAGAGGCGGTTACAAAGTCTTATGCGTTTAGTTTGGATTGGGCTGATTATGGAAACACGGGAACTACTTTAGGCCAAAAAATGATTCAAGAAGCTATTAGTTGTGAAGATAGATTTTATCCTATGACCTATAATAAGGTTTATACTGTTTCACAAATGATAGATTTTTTTAGATATGGTTATAATCCACAAAAAGGTACTATAATTAAAAATATTTTAGACTCAGAATGTGAAAGCGAAACAAATAAATTTCCAACTAATGACTCGTTTCAAAGGTTTGATTTTTTATATTTTATATTTTCTTTTTTTATTTTCATATTTAAACCGATTTTATATCTTGTAATAACTTTAGTTCATATTTTAGGTTTTCTTTTAAAATTTATTTTAGGCCCAATAATTGCTCTATTAATTTTTTCATTACTACCTTTATTATTCACTATTTGTCTTATAGTAAGTGTTTTTAGTAAAAAAATAACCGCAAAAGATTGTGCAACCACATTTAATCCAGGAGTGGCTTTGCAGGCGCTTAATCTTTGGAAAAAATTTACAAATATACAAGTTCCTAATTTATCCTATCCTGATTGTGAATTTTGTTCTTGTAAAGAAGGACAACAAGTTGGTGATGGTGGAGATTCTAACCCATTGAATGAAGAAACAGACGCGGCTATAGAAGAATATGGTGCATATAGTTATTTAAGTTTATTAACAGAGCCAAGTTCTTATACGTATGATGATCCTATTGGTTTTATAATGGCGGGAGAACCCGACAGAGCTCCACAAATTTACGGCCAAAATGGAGATGTTGGTAGTGGTATTACTCAATTTTTTTCAACCAGTTTAACATTAGCGGAAAGAATAAATCTATTTAACACAAAGGCAAAATATTTCGATGATACTTTCAGTTTCAATCCTGGAGGTGCAGTGAACAGAATTAGAGTACAATTTAATGTTGATCAAAATCCTGGTAAACATCACTATGATAACACTGTTGTGGTTTTATGCAGAAATTGGGTTTTAGATAAACTCACGCCCGGCACTATTGTAACATTCCAAGAATGTAGTAAATCAAAAGATTTGAATATTAAGAGTGCTACAACAAATGTTTATGGGACTAACTCAATAACAGGTACTCCTATAAATTTAGCTAATAATGTAACTATACAATATGCTAATCCAAGTGGATTAGGTAATACAAGTGTTGTATATTATATTACAGGATCTACCGAAGACGCTTTGTATGCAAAATACCCTATTGATATAGAGTATTTTCAAGTAGTCACCGCAATGACTTATAATAATTATAAAAGTTTACAAGGTAATACAAATCCATTACCATATACATTATATAAAAGATTTTTAAATAATGATATTGAATTTTATGCTGTA